TATATCTTGTAACATTTGTTCTGCAGAAGATACACCACCACCTAATTGATTTAATCTAGGCATGATTCCACCTTCTTGTGCACCTATTCGACCACCATCAGCTCTAAATCTTCTATAGAATTCAAAATCATCATCTTCTGTGTTTTGTTGTCCTTGTAGTGATGCTAAATAATCAGCTTGACTGTTAAAACCTAATTGTGCGTAAAGAGGCATTGTTCCTGTTTGTGGAGTACCTTCATCATCACCCTCATCTGAGTCAATTGGATTACCAAAAGCATCTACCTGACCCAAACCTCTTTGACTTATATAATCTTTGTATCCTTCTATTCCATAACCATAAGGTTGCCCTGTTTGGGGATTTGTTTTTCCTCCAATACGATTATCATCAAAAAATTTTGTATTTTTTTCATAACCAAATTTACCAATAATATTTCCTAAAAAATTTAAAGTAGGAGAAAAAGTATCAGGACCTTTATATGGTGTGTTTAATAATTGATTTCGTAAAGTTACATTTTTTGCAAACGTAGAACCTGGACCTACATAACTATAGTCTACACCTTTAACGTTACCAAACGTTGGTCCTATAGTATCAGGAACATTTGGAGGAGGTGAGTAAGCTGGGCCGCCATGAATATTAGGACTGTCACCACCTCTATTATCATCTCCAGTTGGTCCTCCCCCTGCTCCAGGAGCATCTCCAGAAACGCCACCTTTTGAATCTCTTCCACCACCTTGATAACCTCTATCTTCTGCACCCGAAGTAGCACCACCACCAAAACCACGTCTTCCATCAAGATCTACAACTCCACCCTTGATATATAATTCTCTTGCTATTTGTGCTCTAGTTATCGCCATCGTACCATCTTATTTTGTTTTACCGAATAAATCAAGACTTGGCATTATAACATTTACGTCTTGAGCCATGTCTTCTTGTTTATAACCTTTTGATTCCCAGTCTTTTCTTTCCTTAAAAAGTTCCCCTGTTTCTTTGTGTCTATACGTTGTTTCTACTTTTGCTGGTTTTAATATTTCCATTATGTTGTTACCTCTCTCGGCTGTATCTCTAATATAGAGGCTATGACGTGCAGCTCGTTCGCGTCAGCAGCTTGTACTTTAAGAACCTCACTCTCTTCCATTACAAGAGGTTGAGTTAAAAGTTCTAAAGTTTCTTTTGATCCAACAGCTTTATCTTTATACACATTAAAGATAGCACCGCTAGCATTTACTAATGTTACTGTTATCGTGGTCCCTGATCCAGCGTCCTCGGATACTAATAATGATTTTACAACAGCAGCTTTAAAACTAGGCACTGTATATAACGTAGTTAAATCTGATGTAGTTAAATCTGCTTTTTTATTTATAAAATTATTAGCCATTAATTTAAAAAGAAGTTTTGTGCTTCTACCTCATCTTTTAATTCTTCTTGAAACGTAGTATTTAATTTTTCTACGATAGCATCAAGATCTCTTACTTGTGCTTCTGCTGTTCCTAAATCATATTCAGGTGCAGGTCTTGTTAATACTTGTACTATTTTTGCCATTATCTACGTCCATCTGGTTGTGTGTCTAATCTAAAAGTCCCCAACTTCCAACTTTGACTTGTTGATGTATTTTGTATTTTTAATGCAATAGCTCTAGCTCTTGCACGTGTGTCTACTTTTTGAGTAGATGTTGTAATATCAAAAGGACCAAGTGATGAGCTTGCAGCTGTATCATTTGGAAAATTTCTTAATTCTAATGTGACTCTAGTAGTCCCAGTCTGGGATATAAAATCTGGTATAAATCTTCTAATCTTCATTATAAATTCACCATCTCCTCTAAATGTTGCAACACCTGTTGACTGTCCTGTAGCTGACGCTCTCTGTTGTGTGATATCAAAATCACCTGATGTAATATTTGCAGTAATCGCTGTTGTTGTACCTCCTCTTATTTGATCAGTTCCTGTTTCATGTTCATAATATGTTGTTTTACCCTCTGTGTTACCTACAACATCAAAAGATGCATCATCACCTGCTTCATAAAATAAAGCATGAGGTAAACCAAACACAGCAGAATCACGCCACATAGTTCTTGCTAAAGAACCAACTGTCCATACTGGTCTTTGTGGTGAAGAATCAAAATAATTATATGCAACCATTTTATTTACAACTGATGAAGTAGCTGTTGGATAGAACCACATAACTTCACCAAATAGGTTATTTAACCCTGCAGATATCATTTGATTACCAGAATCTACATTAATATCATCAAATACAAAATCCTCTACCAAACATGGTAGAGATTCTAATTTACCAGCATATCTAAAGAAACCATTCTCTGACATCCAATATGCAGCACCATCAACTTCTACACATGCATTTTGTCCAACAAGTCCACAGTTAGTTCCAACTTGTGCGAACGCAAATGTAAATGGTTGACCAACAAAACGTTGTGTAAATAATGCTGTATCAGTCCATACATAGATTGCATCACGACCTCTGATTGCTCCTCTGATCTGTGATCCGTCGGCCAGTCTTTGTGTGCCAGCTGTATTGGTTGCTGTTGGTGTATATGTATTTATATCCTCTTGGTCAGAGAATCTTACAAACATATCATCTTGAGTTGTTGGATCACCAATAGTTGTTTCTGTTCCAAAAAATACTAAGTGACGATCTGGTGTAGATACAACCATGTGTCTAGATGCTGTTGGTGCACCAGATATAATTGTTGCTCTAGTAGACGTCGCTGTTGTCAAACTTGAATCCCATTCAAAGACAGCACTATCGTGAATTAAACAAATAGCTTTATCACCAAAGTTATCAAGTGACCACATCCCTGGTTCAAGAACTAAGTCTCCTGATGCTGCTTCACCCCAAGCAACATAGTCCGATGAATCTGTAACTGTTGCACCATCAGAGTGTGCTGATCTTGTAGAGTTTCTAACCGCTCTTGTAATGCCTGTTAATGTGTTTCCGGTAATACCTGTATAAGATATTTCTTCATTGCCAACTTGAATAAAATTTGTACCTGTGCTTGGAAACTGAGTAGCGTCTGTTAAAGTTATAGATGTTCCTGATCCACCTGTTCCTGCGGTATCATCTAATAGTGCTCCATTTAAAGTAGTTGTTGCAGCTCCAATCTCTTCTCCACCCCAAGTCCCAAGAGACCAACCAAAACCTTTTGCTTGTACTGCTGGTCCTACAGGATAATAATGTTGTACTCGTATACCACCTGATGTAGTTGCACCAGATCCTGTCTCATTTGATGGCATTGTAATTGTAACAGTTGTCGCTGATGGCACACTTGTTACCATAAATTTTTTATCATCAAAATCAGATGCACCAAAATTAGAATTAGTTATAGATGAAAAGTTATCTAATAAAATAATATCGTTTGCTCCTATACCATGAGATGTAGAGAAAGTTATAGTTACAACAGCTGATCCGTTAGTCGTGCTAAATGCATTAGAAAGAGTAGTTGTAGTTTTAATAGGATGTATGTCATAAAATACACCTCCTGAATATGCATACAATATTCTATTTGTCCCTATAATAGAATATTTAATAGATGTAGAACTAACAAAATGATGAAGACCTCTGCCTGCACCTGTTAGATCATTTGTTCCACCTAATTGTTTCCATCCTCCTATTTTTTCAGGAGTGCCATATCTAAACCTAACATTATCGCAGTCAATCCATTGACCTTCTGCTCCTGTAGGAGTGATTTGTTTATTAATACCTGGCTGAAAACCTATCTTTTGTAGCATATATCCTCATTATATATTAAAAGGCCCAGCTTACAAATGAATAACGGGTGCCCTTTTTCGTCTCTTTAACTTCATGTGGGTACATAAAGTTAGAAGGAAACAATAGTATATCGCCTGTTTTTAACTTAATTTTCTCTCCTCTGCAATAGAATTCAGAGCCCTCATAATCCTCATTTAAATTAGCTACAATTGATATTAAAGGAACTCCTTTTATTTGACCATCAAATATATTGTGTATATGGTCGTAATGTTCTTTCATCATTGTGCCTACAGAATATTTATTAAATCGTATAGGACTAAATTCATTGAGCCATGGTCCTTGAGTCATTTCTCCTGGTGCGCTATGTTTATCTTGATACTCAGTTAATGCTTTATTAAGATAAGGTTTAATTTTTTCTCTTTGTTCTATAGTGCAACCCATAACCTCTAATTCTTTTGTAGACTTAAAAGGTTTTTCATTAGATAAATAACTACTCCAAGTATGTTTTTTCCAAACACCTTTATTGCATTCATCTATTAACTCTTTACATAATTCTTTTGGTATGTGATTTTTTACGTATATATAATCTTTAATTGTGTTCATCTTTATTACAGTTACCACTTATAATTAATCTTTGATCATCATTATTTGGTAGCACATGGTGTGGCAAAGCACTATCAAACAAAACTAATTTACCTTTTTCAGGTTTTATAGATAGTTTATTTCTTTCAATATACGGATATCCAGGGTTGTAAAAAACAGTTTCACTAGACTTATCAGTGCAGTCAATATACCAAACAAAAGACATAAAAGATTCAGGGTGAAGATGGAGATCATGAAATTGATTATTATCGTAAGATTGAATCCAAGTATCAAATAAACAACAATCGTTTTCTTTAAATATATTTTTTAATTTATTATCAACCAAACTGTTTAATTCTTGTTGTAGAGGATTATTAAAGTATGAATTATTATTGTAGTCGTATTTATTTAAATGCCATGATTTAATTTTATTATAAAAGGACGTATCAATAAGAATATTATATTCTAATATTTTAAAAATAAAATTATAACTTTTCATGTTTTATAACAAGTTTGTTTATTTCAGGTAAATAGGCGTATTTTAAATTAGAATTAACCATCATCTCTTCTAAATCATTTAAATCTTCGACCAAAGGTTCTCCTGGTAAATTTAAAGAAGTGTTTAATACGATTTCAAAATTTGTATAATAACTTAATTCTTTTATAAGATTATAATAATTAACATTTTGTCCTCTATCTAAAACTTGTAATCTGCAATTATCTTCATTAGATAATATATTTTTAAATTTTTCTTTGTATTGTTCTCTAACATCATAGGTAAACAACATATATCGACCGTCTCCTTGATGTTCAAAAAAATAATCATTTAACTTTTGTTTTGTTACAGTGGCTGCAAAAGGTCTAAACCATTCTCTTTTTTTAATTTTATTAATTTTTTCTAAACAATTTTTTGCAAAAGGATTTATTAATAAACTTCTATTTCCAAGTCCTCGTTGTCCTTGTTCTGATCTATCTTGAAACAAAGCTATAGGTTCTTCTACTAAAAGTTTAGCAACCTCTTTTATATCAATATCTTTAAGTTCAAAATTATTAGAAAAATTATAATTATACTCAGGTTTAAAACCTAAATACACTGTGTCTAATTTTTTTAATTTATTATGCATTAGCCAGTTTGCCATTCCTAAACTAATACCTTGATCATTATTAAAAGGATCTACATGCACATTGTATAGTTTTAATAATTTAGTATTATTAATAATATTTTGAGCAAAGCCGCCAGTAAGTGTTAGTTCTTTTTCAATATCAAATTTTTTAATAATATTTAAAAAAGCTTTTTCACACACCTCTTGAAATGTTTTGGCAACATCTTTGTTTTCTACAGAATAATTATATTCTAATTTATTTTTTAAATCATCTACTATCTGTAATTTATTATTAAATCTTTCCCCGTCCCAAAGTTTTTTTTCTATTTCTTTATTAAATTTACCATACGTCGATAAAGCCATAAGATTACCTTCTTGACCAAACCACCAACCAAACTCTCTTCTCATACATTCATACAATCCTCCTAAACTATATTTATGAAAATCGGTAAAAGTAATAATGTTGTTTAAATTTTTATATATTGAAAGATATTCATGATCATTATTTCTTAATGCTCCACGACCATCAGCCACAACACAATTATCTATAGGATTTATTAAAGCTGAACAATAAGCATGATATCGATGATGATCTAAAAGCACATCTGTATAAAAATTATCTACGTCTAT